TACTGCTGGTGTGGCAATCTTCTACAGGTTGCGGGTAACTTCAGGCACCACCGTGTCTGCGACGTTTGCCGCTGCTTTGGATGCATTGACTGCCACGATTACGGCAACAGTGAGACCAAAGGTAGTGGCTACTCTGGCTGCCTCGCTTGACGCGTTGACTGCCACAATTACGGCAACACCAAAGCATCCGGCAACTATGTCGGCTCCGTTGGGAGGGCTGACTGCTACAATCAGTGCAGTTCCGAAACATCCAGTCATAATGGGAAGTACTCTTGGCGCGCTGACAGCAACGATTGCCGCCTATCCTGTGCCTCCTGGTCCGTTCAGTATTGACTTCAGTATCTATCCAGATGGTCCTGTGCCACTGGAGACTGGGTTGCATGACGCGTTCCTGGAGATTCCGGACAGCCAGGATGAGATGGGTATCAGATCAGGGAAATTGGCTGTTGTAGACTTCCGTGGTCCAGATCAGGACTTCACCACAGGTGGTGGTAGGCGAGGTCTGCTGTGGAGGAACACTCAGACACTTACAGACAATGTGTGGGGACCGGTTGAACCTCCTAGTGGCGGTGTTTCTGGGATTGTTGGAGGCTCGCCAGCTCTACACATCAGTACTGATCCTAGCGATCAGTGGCTGGGCATTGCCGCTTGGTTCATCGCCCCGCCATACAATTGGACAGAGCTCGGTGTCATCGGTTGGGAGCAAGAAGATTTCAGTTATTTGGACATGGCTGTTGGCACAACGATTCCTGCACCTACGGATGACATTCGTCTTCGTTCGGTAGGTGGCGAAGTTTCCCTTGAAGTCAACGGTCAAACTGTCTGTGGACCGTGCGCTATTCCACCTGAATTGCTTGGTTCTCCGATTCACGGTGTCCAAATGGACGTTGCTGATGATCTGGATGAAGCAGTCGGTATGACTCATGGGGTCACCATTGACGTTGACTCTACGCCTCTGGCCACGCGTTCGGCTCCGCTTACTCCTGCTGTTGGCACTGCTGTTGAAGTGGCTTCTGGCACTACGATTAATGTTCCCTATCCGGCAAGTCCAGTTGCAGGGCATACACATTACGTTATCATTCTAGCTCGTAACGGCGGTACCATATCTTCATCTGGTTGGACTGATGTGCCTACCAGTTTCGGTGGTGCGGTCAACACCAGCATTCGCGTCATGCGTAAGACGGCTACTGGTTCGGAGTCTGGGTCTCTTACTGTGACCAAGTCAACGGCTGGAGTTATGGCTGGAGTCATGATTCGGGTATCTGGTGAAGTAGCTGCAGTAACATCTATGTCCGGACAGTACAACGGCACGGCTTCTCTCAACCTACCTGCTCCTGCGGGTAAGATCCTTGGTCCTAGGCGGACTGCTCTTTGGATCGCGGGCACAAGTATCGACACCGGCATTACTGTTCCATCTGGGTTCACTCCGCTTTCATTGGGTGTTTCTGGTGGGCAAGCTGTTCGATTGGGTGTTGGAGTTGCTGTTGTAGATTCTCATACTGATGGTCCTGATTCACCGTACAGTGCATATTCATCGTCGAACTTTGCTTCTCAGGTAGGAACAGCTGCAGGTTCAACAGCTAGTGCTGTAGGCTTGATGTTGTTCCAGCCTGCTTATGGAGTACCGGCTTTCACAACTGTTTCTGCCACAATGGCAGCGTCACTTGGCGCGTTGACAGCAACCATCACAGCTGGAGTTAAACATCCAGCTATATTTGCGGCTTCACTCAGCGCGTTGAATGCAACGGTTACAGCGGTACCAAAGAAGGTTGCAACGTTCAGCGCTTCTCTTGGTGCGTTAACTGCCACAATCACCGCTAAGCCCAAGAAGATTGCTACGTTTAGTGCTCCACTAGGCGCGTTGACTGCTACAGTTACTGCAGCACCGAAGAAGATTGCTATATTTAATGCACCTTTGGGTGGTTTAACTGCAACGGTTACGGCTAAGGTGAAGATACCAGCTACGCTTTCTGCTTCACTTAGCGCGTTGACAGCAACGATTGTCACAGCACCGAAGAAGATTGCAACGTTCAACGCTCTTCTAGGCGCGTTGACTGCTACACTTGTTGCTGTTCCGTCAACTCCTTCTGCTGTTATCAGCGCTATATTTACTGCATCATTAGGAGGACTTACCTCAACAATTGCAGCGAAGGTAAAGATTCCATCTACGCTTTCGGCTCCTCTTGGTGCGTTGGCTGCTACCGTTGCGGCTAAGGTTAGAGTTCCTGTAACTCTCAGTGCTTCGCTTAGTGCATTGACTGCCACCATCGCAGGAACAGTAAAAATTCTGGTTACTCTTTCAGCTCCTTTGGGCGCGTTAACTGCAACAGTAACACCAAAGGTCAAGATACCAGCAACTCTTTCTGCTCCTTTGAGCGCGTTAACTGCATCTATATTTGCGAAGCCAAAGAAGGTTGCAACGTTCAGTGCTCCTTTGGGACTCCTTACATCGACAATGTCAGCTGTGGTTTCCACTCCTTCTGCTACTGTCTTTGCCACACTAAGCGCTCCTCTCGGTGCGTTGACTGCGACACTTACAGCAGTAGCAACAAGAGTGGTTCATGCGACAATGTCCGCTCCTTTGAGTTCCTTGAGTGCATCGGTTGCGCCAAAGGTAAAGATTCCGACGACAATGTCAGCACCGCTTAGTCCTTTGACTGGGTCTATCTCGGCAAAGGTGAAGCATGGTGCTATATTTACAGCATCATTGTCATCTCTTACTGGTACGGTCACACCGAAGGTAAAAGTTCCTGTTACGTTCGACGCGTCATTGGGTGAGCTTACAGGAACGATTGTTGCTAAGGCTTGGGTACAGGCAGCTTTCTTTGCAGATCTTGGCCCATTGCACGGGAAGATGGTAACAGCCATGGAAACCATGGTCTACCTTGGTGATATTCCAGTGACTGCTATCTATTTGGGTGACAAACAAGTACAGCTTCAAATAGGATGAGAGGAGATGAAAGATCCAATGAGTAATGCCGTCATTGTGCATGTAGGAAGAACTAATATTCTACCTGTGTCTCTTGGTATGGATGTCTCAAGTGATACCATCACCAGTGAGATCCGAACCATGAAGGATCCAGAGTCTACTCTCATTGCTACTTGGACCGTAACTAACCTTACTGATGGTGTTGATGGAGAGTTGATTCTTACTTTGGATGATGCTGATACTGCCGACATCAAGAATCTGAGAGGATACATGGACTTGAAGCGAGTCTCTGGTGGGGAACCGCTTCCGGTATTCCAAGATCCTCTCGATGTCATATTTAGAAAGTTTGTAACTGTGGACTAAGAAAGGAGGTAACGTGGCTAAGAAGGAAACAGCGCCAAAGAAGGCTAACAAAAGGCGTCCGGCAACTACACCAGAAGGCCGAGAAGGTCAGCTTGTGAATCTTGCTGTCGAGTTGGCAGAAGAGCAGTTGAGAGAAGGAACTGCCTCAGCTCAAGTCATTAGCCACTACCTCAAGCTTGGTTCGACAAGGGAGTCGTTGGAGCAGGAACGTCTTGCCAATGAGAACTCGCTTCTCAAGGCAAAGGTGGAACAACTTGCTTCAGGTCAACGAATCGAAGAGCTGTACGGAGAAGCCCTGGCGGCAATGAAGAGTTATGCAGGTCAGAAGAGTTACGAGATCGAAGATGATTAGGACATATTCTGAGTTGCGTAGGTACGAGTCATTTGAAGACAGACTCGAATACCTTACGCTACGAGGAAGTGTTGGAGAGTCTACGTTCGGATTCGATCGATACATTGGGCAGGACTTCTATCACTCTGCTCAGTGGAGATCTGCTAGAGAAGAAGTAATTGTCCGAGACAATGGATGTGATCTAGGTGTTCCTGGTTACGATATTCACACAGAGCTCCTCGTCCATCATATGAATCCAATGGGTGTCGATGACATCATTCATGGAGAAGATTGGGTTCTAGACCCGGAATACCTGATTACAACCACTAAAAGAACTCACAACGCTATTCACTATGGCACTGAGCTTCAGGTTCCCGTGTTGGTTAAGCGGGCACCTGGAGACACCAGCCTTTGGTGAAAGAAAGGACTAATCATGCCTACCCCTCCTGCTAAGAAGAAGGCTTCCGAGCCGAAGCCTGAGGTTCAGGAAGAGAAGGAGTTTTCAACCGAAGAGATCGAGAACCCTATGGTTGTTGAGACCATCGACGATCCTGATGCTGAAGTTCCTGTGATTGACAACTCAGTGGAAGTCGATCCGTCGTTTGCTCAGCCTACTGTTATTGAGACCATCGATGATCCTGATGCTGAAGTTCCTATCATTGACAACTCAGAGCCACCCGAAGAGACTCCTGCTGAAAAGGAGAAGGTGGAATGATGACTCTGACCCTTGGAAGGATCTTGGTAATTATTGGTGTGATCTTGCTTGTAGCAGCTGCTGTCGTTGGTTATGACTGGTGGGCTCCAGACAAGGTTGAAGATGCCGAACAATGGTACAAGGGTCTACTTGCTTTCGGGGCTGCGTTTGGGATTGCTGGGGTTAAGATTCCATGACTGATGAGCAGGATATTTCAGGTGGTGAAGATACCAAGATCATTTACAAGTCATCAGTAACTGGTAAGATCGTTTCTAAGGAATTCGCAGAGAAGCATCCCAGAACAACCTCATCTATGGAAGTTCCGGAGAATGCCAATCTTGAAGATTATGAGGACGAAGGTGATCCCAATATTGTCGAAGATCCATCCGAGGAATCGGAGCCAGAAAGCGAGGAATAATGGCACGCGGTTGTCGATATGATGAAGCTGGCCCATGGCTTGGCGGACGTACTTGTGCAGGTAAGTTCTATGACGGAACTGAATCACTAGGCGAAACGCTCAAGAGGAAGTACGGCGGTAGTTATGGAGGGTATGCTTGCCGCCAGAATACTGCTGATTCGTCTCAGTTATCCGTGCATGGGACAGGTCGAGCAATTGACTTCTTCCCCCAATCGAAGTCGGAGGGCGATGCTATTGCTAGTTGGCTGGTTGCAAACCATGAAAAGTTTGGTATCCAGCTTGTTATTTGGTGGTATCGAGATTGGCAATGTGGTGATGGGTGGACTACCTACACCGGACCCGTCCCGCATACAGACCATCTGCACATTGAATTAACCATCGAAGCCAGTCGTGAGAACACGTCGGCTACCTACCTAGGAGAGCTATTCACCGTGGGACAATACCAAGACATCCAGACAAACGTTACGCGTCAGGGTCGCATGACTCGAGAGACAGTCGTGACTCAGGGCAGGCTTACTCGATCTTTCGTCAGTAATCTGTTCGAAAAGGCAGCTACTCAGAATCGATCACTGTCCAAGGACGAAGTCATTGCCATCAAGCAGAAGGTTGAGCGGGAGTCTCAGCAGATCATCGAAGCTATCGATGCGTCTGACCCTGACACCCCAGTACCAGATGGGTTGGGAACCTAAGTAAAGGAGGTTAACCGATGGAATCCAGCATCCTGCAAAGCACGAAGAAAGTTCTAGGTATCGATCCAACGTACGAAGCTTTCGATTTGGATGTCATTACCCATATTAATACGGCGCTTGCGACCCTTACTCAGATGGCTATTGGCCCAATGGAAGGGTTCATGATTGAGGATGAGAGCGCTACATGGGAAGATTTCATCGGCACTTCCGGTGATCCTGCTGTGGTTGACCCTCGCTTCAACTTGGTCCGAACGTACGTCTACCTCAAGGTCAGCATTCTGTTCGATCCTCCCGTCTTGGGATATTTGATCGACGCCAAGAACAATCAGATCAAGGAAATTGAGTGGCGCCTCAATGTTCTTAGGGAAGAGGTCAATCCTCCTGAGGATCTGTATCCTCCTGAAGAGGTGATTGAAGTATGACTATTATGTCAATGAAGCATAGGGATATCAGTTCTCAACCATGGAGCAATTACACAAAGGCGGATTACACTCCGGAACAATGGCATAGCGCCTGTCTGATCCATCAACATGATGGTGCTCCAACATCTAAGGATCAGTGCAAGCTTCCGGTTAAGACTCCTAACGGTGTGCTCAATCGAAACGGAGTTCATGCTGCAGCTGCGGCTTTAGCTGGTGCCAGAGGTGGAGTTCACGCGTCACCTGCTGAGAAGGCTAAGGCTGCTGGAGCTTTGCTCCGGTATTATCGAGATCTTGGAGAAGATGCTCCTGCTTCATTACTTCAGCATTCTGATGATTCCTATATTTTGGAACACTACGGCGTCAAGGGTATGCATTGGGGCATTCGTAGAGATCTAGACGAACGCGGTGAGAAAAAGCCTTTGTCTAGGAAGGCCAAAGTTGGTATTGGTCTCGGTCTTGCCGCTGTAACTGCTGTTGGCGTTGTTGCGACAGCTAAGGTTATTTCGTCTAGTGGCAATACTAATGTGTCAGCCCTTAGAGATCAACATGCAGCATTGATGCGAGCTAAATCTAGAGTAGATGAGATCATGAACTCGTCCAGAGCATTGGAATCTCATCTAGCGAGAAGTCATCCTGATGCTGTCTTAAAGATGGCTCAGCAAAGAGCAGCTAATCTTACCCGATAACATGGAGGTGTGCCGTGATTGACGATTCAGTTGTAGTTGGAGAAGAATTTCTAGAGCATTACGGCGTCAAGGGTATGCATTGGGGTATTCGAAAGCATGGTAAAGCAAAAATTATAGCTGGTGGTGTGACTGCTGCTGTTGTTACTGCTGCTCTTTTTCCAGTTAGTATGCCTGTTGTGTTTGCTGCTGGTGCTGTTGGTGCTTACACTACAAGAAGTCTTCTTGACAGCAGAGGAAACATGAGCCTAGAGGAGATTAGACGATGACTGATATTTTAACTGAAGCTGGCGAAGATTTCGTAGAACATTATGGCGTCAAAGGTATGCATTGGGGTATTCGACGCGATCCTCAGACCGGTGTTCGCCCGATCGCAAAGAAGCTTGACGAGAGTAGATTTGGCTCCGCGGCAAAGAAGAACACTCAGAGGTACATGGATAAGCAGGATCGCAAAGCGGACAAGAAGTTTGCTAGGAAGGCAGCCTCAGTAAGAGGATACGCTCAAGATTACAACGTCATGTCCGACAAGATGAATTCTACAGAGATTCAAAGAATCAACAATGATCCTAGGTTCAAAGATCATGACATGAGTTATCCTAGTTCTGTTCGAGATGAGTATTATGATGAGTACTCTAGGACAGCTACTCGTATTCTGAATCAAGCATCTGCTGATCGACTTGGCTCACAGAGTCCTTCTGGAAACCTGCAAGTTAAGTGGCGGTATAGAGTTGGTTCAGATGCAATGCCAGTGATGACTATTGTAGACAAGCGAGTCCTACAACATGCTGGTATGGCTAATGGTATGGAGTGTGAACTTAAGATCACATGGACTAAAGATGGACACATTGCCAAGATCACTGTCCCTCCGAAGAGTCTTCAGCAGTCGGACGATGTTGGTAAAGAGTTTCTAGAGCACTACGGCGTCAAGGGTATGCATTGGGGTATTCGACGCGATCGGGATAATCTAAGTGGTCTGTCTGATCAAGAGCTAAGGCAAAAAGTTGATCGAATGCGTCTTGAGACTCAGTACAATGACATCAAGAGAAGTGCCTCAAGAAACAGTGGTCTAAACTTTGTGAAGAATCATCTTGGCACCGTTGCTGCTGTGGTTGGTTCCGTTGTTACGCTTGCTTCAGCTGCTGGAAAGGGTCGTAGGTGGATTGAGGCTCTTCAAGAACTAGAGGCAGATAGAATCAAGAAGCTTGCTGCTGGTTAATAGATAAGGAGGTAGCATGGGATTATCTAATACAGCTACTCCTGAATACTATGGTCAATTCCGAGATCAGGTTCTCAGTGGCGAGATAGTTGTCAATCGAGAAGTCTCTATGGAGATGAACCGGATTGATGAACTAATCGAAAATCCAAACATCTACTACGACGACCAGGCAGTTCAAGGTTTCGTCAAGTACTGTGAGTTCGAACTCACATTAACTGATGGCGGCGATCTGCACTTGTTGGATTCGTTCAAGGTTTGGTCAGAACAGATATTTGGTTGGTACTACTTTGTAGAACGAAGTGTGTATCAACCAGGCATAGATGGGGCACAAGGGAGCTATGTAACAAAGCTCATCAAGAAACGCCTCATCACGAAACAATACCTCATCGTAGCTAGGGGTGCCGCGAAGTCAATGTATGCCTATTGCATTCAGGCCTACTTCTTGAACGTAGATACCACCACGACACACCAGATTGCTACTGCTCCTACCATGAAGCAGGCAGATGAGACCATGTCCCCCTTCAGGACAGCCATCACCCGGGCAAGGGGACCACTGTTCAAGTTCTTAACCGAGGGCTCACTTCAGAACACCACTGGATCTAGAGCTCAACGCGTTAAACTTGCATCGACTAAGAAGGGTATAGAGAACCTACTCACTGGTTCTCTGCTTGAAGTGCGACCAATGTCGATCAACAAGCTGCAAGGTCTACGTCCAAAGATCTCTACAGTTGATGAGTGGTTGTCTGGAGACATCAGAGAAGATGTTGTTGGTGCCATTGAACAGGGAGCCTCCAAGCTTGAAGACTATTTGATTCTTGCTATCAGTTCAGAAGGAACTGTTCGGAATGGTTCTGGAGATACAATCAAAATGGAACTTGCTTCTATACTCAAAGGCGAGTATCAAGCTCCACACGTTTCGATTTGGCACTATAAACTGGACGATCTAGAGGAGGTAGGAGATCCGGCTGCATGGATCAAGGCTAATCCGAATCTCGGAAAGACTGTTACCTATGATGTCTATCATCTGGATGTAGAACGCGCTGAAAAAGCTCCTGCATCACGTAATGACATCCTGGCAAAGCGGTTTGGTATTCCGATGGAGGGTTACACGTACTTCTTCACTTACGAAGAGACTCTACCACATCGAGCAAGAGAGTTCTGGGGAGTTCCCTGTGCTTTGGGAGCGGACTTGTCCCAAGGTGATGACTTCTGTGCCTTTACTTTCATGTTCCCGTTGTCAAACGGGTCGTTTGGGATCAAGACACGGAGTTACATAACTTCTTTGACATTGATGAAGCTTCCTGGAGCTATGCGAGCTAAGTATGAAGAGTTCATTGCCGAAGGAAGCTTGCATGTTCTAGAAGGAACTGTTCTTGACATGATGGAGGTTTATGACGATCTTGACGCGTTCATAATTCAGTCCGAGTATGATGTCCGTTGTCTAGGGTTTGACCCGTACAATGCCAAAGAGTTTGTCACTCGTTGGGAACTTGAGAATGGACCCTTCGGAATTGAGAAAGTGATTCAGGGTGCTAAGACAGAGTCAGTTCCTCTTGGAGAACTGAAGATCTTGAGCGAAGAACGAGCTTTGATCTTTGACCAGGATTTGATGTCATTCGCTATGGGGAACGCAGTTACTCTTGAAGACACCAATGGAAATCGTAAGCTTCTGAAGAAGAGACAAGAAGAGAAGATTGATAATGTCTCAGCTATGATGGATGCTTACATCGCGTTCAAGGCCAACAAGGAATCGTTCGAGTGAGAAGTGCAGCTATATTTCTACGCCAGAAAAGAGGTGAGTCGTCTTGGCAGTCCTAGATCGTTTTAAAAGAGTATGGAACGCATTCAGGGCAAATGAGGATACTTTAGAGCAGAACGTAACATACGGTGCGAGCACTGGGTTTCGTCCTCAAACTACTCGGTATCGTAATGGCAACGAAAGGTCTATCGTAACCTCAGTCTATACTAGGCTTGGGATCGATGTTGCGGGTATTGATCTCAAACATATTCAGTTAGATGATTCTGGCCGATACCTTAAGGATGTGGACAGTGGTCTGAATCAATGCTTTAACCTTGAGGCTAATATTGACCAAGGACCTAGAGCTTTTCGACAGGACATTGCCCAGACACTCTTTGACCGAGGTGTTGCTGCTGTAGTTCCTGTAGATACAAGCGATGATCCAACAGAAGTTGGAACATACGATATTTACACTCTACGTGTTGGTCACATAACTTCTTGGTATCCACATCATGTTCGTGTGGATCTGTACAATGAGAATACTGGCCGTAGACAGGAAATTACTCTAGAGAAGCGGTTTGTAGCTATCATCGAGAATCCTCTATATTCGGTAATGAATGAACCAAACTCAACTCTTCAACGGTTGATTCGGAAGTTGAGTCTTCTGGACAACATTGATGAAACTTCGGCAGGTCGTTTGGATCTGATCATTCAGCTTCCCTATGTAATCAAGACAGAGGCTCGAAAGCAACAAGCTGAGAACAGAAGGAAAGAAGTTGAATTCCAACTGAAGAGTAGTCAGTACGGTATTGCTTATACAGATGGCACCGAGAAGGTTACTCAGTTGAATCGACCTGCTGACAATCAACTTCTCAAGCAAGTAGAGTATCTGACTAACCTGTTGTATCAGCAACTCGGGATCACTCCTGCAGTTATGGACGGAACAGCTGATGAAGCTGCTATGTTAAACTACTTCAACAGAACAGTCGAACCTATCTTGGATGCGATCAAGGAAGCAATGGAGCGGTCGTTCCTTGGCGCGGTTGGGGTCAAGAAGGGTCAGCGTATTCGATATTTCAAGGATCCGTTCAATCTTGTTCCTGTTAGTGAGTTGGCTGTGATTGCTGACAAGTTCTCCAGGAATGAGATTCTTACACCGAATGAAATTCGTGGCTACATGGGTATTCCTCCGCATGAGGATCCCAAGGCCGATCTATTGCTCAATAGTAACATGCCACAGGCACTTGAAACGGGATTGGAACCAGAAGAGGATGATGATCTTCTGCAATCTGCTTTTGATGAAATTGATACAACTCTTGATCAGGTGTTCGAACAGGTTGGAGGTGTGATGAACAATGGTAGCGGTTGATGAACTCATTGTTTCTCATGCTCGAGCTCCTTACGACCCGGTTAAGAGAAGGGAATACTATCTCCGAACTCGACAGCTTAAAGGGAGACCAACCGGTAGTAAGGTTTCTAGTGGTGACCGTAAGTTCGCCTCTATTAAATCGACCTCCCATGTCGATCCCCATAAAGCACAGAAACAACGTCGGGAAAAGCGTAAGAAGGAACTTGATGCTAAGGTTGCTGCACTTCGTGAGCGACTTGATAAGCTTCAAGACCTTCTCGTACGGTTAGTTCTACAAGCAAAGAGCCGTAGCGGAGTTAAGCCCACAGTCAAAGCTCCAACAAGGAAGTCTGCGACTGCCGGTTCAAAGGAAAGCAAAACTTCTCAGAAGAAAACAACAACTACTGAGAAGCGAACTGTGACAGAGAAACGAGAAGCAGCTAAAAGATCTAAAGAGTATTATGAGAAGAACGTCAAAGGACGTGGACCGTCTAAGTCAACAGAGATTAGACGGTTGAAGAGTAAGATTGAAGATACAGAACAGATGATTGAGAATGTCAGAGAAGATCTAAAAGCTTCTATTACTCGTGCTCGACAGAAAGCCAAACAATCGAAACCGGCAGCAAAGAGCCGACAAACTTCTAAGAAAGGAAACGATCAAAATGGAAGCTGATTTTAGCGGCTACGCTACCAAGGTTGGACTTAAGTGCTCTGATGGGCGTACCATCATGCCCGATGCCTTCAAGCATCAGGACAAGGCACAGGTTCCCCTTGTGTGGCAGCATGGCCATAAGGATCCGGAGAATGTGCTTGGTCACGTGATCTTGGAGAATCGCGATGATGGTGTTTACTGCCGCGCGTACTTCAATAATACACAAAAGGCTGCACATGCGAAGTCACTAGTCGAGCATGAAGACATCAACTCTCTGTCCATCTGGGCAAATCAGTTGATTGAGCGCTCGAAGCGTGTAATTCACGGGGCAATTCGAGAGGTCAGTCTGGTGCTTTCCGGTGCCAACCCAGGTGCTCTCATCGATAATGTCACAATTCGACATAGCGATGGTGAAGAGGATGTCCTCGATGATGAGGTTATCATCTACACTGGTGAGACCATCGTTCACTCCGAAGAAGAAGTTGATGATGAATCTAACGAGATTGACGAGACCAAGGATGAGGAGTTAGAAGAGATGGAGCATGCTGACGGAGAGGGAGAAGAGACAGTTCAAGATGTCTACGACTCCATGGATCAGAAGCAGAAGGACGTCCTTCATTTCATGGTCGGCGAAGCCATTCAGGCCACTAAGGATGAGGTAAAGGGTGAAGTGAAGGAAGAGCTGAAGCAAGACAACGTTGACGATACTGACAACGCCGAGCATGGCGACAACATGAAAGGAAGTGACATGTCCCGTAATGTCTTCGAGGCCAAGGAAGATTCGGGTAAGCCCAATCTCCACATTCTGAGTCATGGTGACGTTGAGGAGATCGTGGCAGATGCTGTCAAGACCGGGTCTCTCAGGGAGGCCGTTGACAGCTATGCTCTTTCGCATGGCATCGACGACATCGACACCCTGTTCCCAGAGGCTCTGCTTGTTGGCAATACGCCGGAGTTCCTGCAGCGTCGGACTGAGTGGGTAAACAAGGTCCTGGGTCTGGTTCGAAAGAGCCCGTTCTCCCGGATCAAGACCCTCTCTGCTGACATCACGATTGAGGATGCTCGGGCTAAGGGTTACGTCACTGGCGCGCTGAAGAAGGAAGAGTTCTTCGGTGTCACCAAGCGAGTGACTACTCCGACCACCGTCTACAAGAAGCAGAAGCTTGACCGGGACGATGTCCTGGACATCACTGACTTTGATGTTGTCGCTTGGCTGAAGTCGGAGATGCGTCTCATGCTGGATGAGGAAATCGCTCGGGCGATTCTCATCGGTGATGGTCGTGATGTGGCTCATGAGGACAAGATCAACGAGCAGAACGTTCGTCCGATTGCTTCAGATCACTCGCTCTTCACCACAGTGGTCAATGTCAACCTTGCTGATGCGAGCTCAACCATTCAGGAAGTCATCGACGCCATTGTCGGAAACCGTCGGTACTACAAGGGTACTGGTCTTCCGATCATGTTCACCAGTGAGACTCAGATTTCCAAGTTCCTCCTGCTCAAGGACAGCCTTGGTCGTCGGATCTACAAGAACCTGGAAGAGGTTGCTTCTGAGCTCCGCGTCACGGAGATTGTCCCTGTTGAGGTTATGGAAGAGGAGCCCGAAATCGTGGCTGTTCTCGTCAATCCTGTCGACTATGTCGTCGGTGCTGACAAGGGTGGATCCATCGGGATGTTCGATGACTTCGACATCGATTACAACCAGTACAAGTACCTGATTGAGACGCGCCTCTCTGGTGCCCTCGTCAAGCTGAAGGCAGCTCTTGTTGTCAAGGCCGTTGGTGCCACTGATACTGAGGTTGTTCCTGCTGCTCCGACATTCAATGGTACTGCTGTCACGATCGTGAGCACGACTGGTGTCGTGTACAGGGATGAGAGTGGTACGGTTATCAATGCTGCTGGTTCGCCCTACGCTGTTGCTGAGGGTGAGTCTTACACGGTTCACGCTGAGCCTGCTTCTGGTAAGTACATCCAGCCGGGTTCGGATACTGACTGGACCTTCTACAATCGGGCGTAATAACTGAGAGGGAGTCAGATCTCATGGCCAAGTTCTATGGAGATGTCGGGTACGGTGAATCTGTAGAAAAGCCGGCTGGATCTGGTAAATGGGTCGACGACATCGTCGAATTCCCTTACTACGGAGATGTTGTTCGTAATACTCGTAGGCTTTCGCCAGGCGAAGGTTTGAACAGCGATATTTCCGTGGCTAACTCAATCAGTATTGTAGCCGATCAGTATGCCGATCAGCACTTCTTTGCCATTAGGTATGTAAAGTGGGCGGGGGCTAAATGGACGGTAACGTCTGTTGAAGTTAAAAGCCCTCGCCTAATTCTAACCCTTGGTGACATTTACAATGGCGAAGTTCCGGATTAGGAGTAGATGCTATGGCCCCACGTTCGGAGTTACAGGAACTGCTTAAAGATCTTCTGGGAAGCGAGCATGTATATTTTCAGCCTCCTGAGACGGTTAAGCTGTCCTATCCGTGCATAATCTATGAACGAAACCGTGTGAACATCAGACATGCGAATGACAAGCCATATTTGCACAAGAAGCGTTATCAGGTGATGATCATCGATCGAGATCCTGACAGCGAGATTCCTGACAAAGTGGCAAATCTGCCGTTGTGTTCTTTTGATCGGTTTTTCACAGCAGATAATCTCAACCACGACGTATACAACTTATTCTTCTAAGGAGGAACAATGGCAGTACTTCTATGGGACCAGTCTGGTCAGCGTCTGTATGAGACAGGCGTTGACAAGGGCGTCCTCTACATTCCGAATGCGGGTGTTTACGACACTGGATACGCTTGGAATGGTCTTACCAATGTGACCGAGACTCCGACTGGCGCGGAGCCTACGGCTCTTTATGCTGACAACATCAAGTACCTGAATCTCATCTCGGCAGAGGAGTTTGAGGGAACGATCGAGGCATACACCTATCCTGATCAGTTTGCTCAGTGCGATGGTACAGTGATCCAGAGTGCTGGTCTTCTGGTTAGTCAGCAGGCACGAAAGTCGTTTGGTCTTTCGTACAGGTCCAAGCTTGGTAATGACCTTGTCGCCAATGACTATGGATACAAGATTCACCTTGTCTATGGTGCTACAGCTGCTCCGTCAGAGAAGGCGTATGCCACGATCAATGACACTCCGGAAGCGATCACGTTCAGTTGGGAATTCTCAACTACCCCGGCCCTTGTCACTGGTCTGAAGCCCACAGCTCTGATTACCATTGACTCGACCAAGGTTGGTGCAGCTAACCTTGTCACCCTGGAGAATGCCCTGTACGGTACCGCAGGTACTGGCGCGCGGCTTCCCCTTCCTGACGAGGTTGTCACCATCTTTGCTGGTGCTCAGACCATGGTCACCTCGGTGGCTCCTACCTTCACGCCAGCTACTGGTGCCATCGTCATTCCCTCGGTTACTGGTGTCACCTATCGCAGGACAGATACCAATGCGATTGTTACTGGTACTGTCACCATTGCTACTTCGGGTCAGTCCCTTACGATCAGGGCTCATCCGGCTACTGGTGCTTATGCCTTCACCGCGGCGAGTGATGACGACTGGGTCTTCACCAAGGCCTGATTCAGATTTAGACAGAAGGAGGTCAGAGGATGCTCACTATTACAATTCCTGGAACTGAGCTTTACGACGAAAAGACCAAAGAGTTCAGTACTGTTGGAGAGTTTGTCTTAGAGCTTGAGCATTCTCTGATCTCACTGTCAAAATGGGAGTCAAAATTTCAAAAGCCGTTTTTAGCTGCTGGTGAAAAATCTGTAGAAGAGATCGCTGAGTATCTTCTACTAATGATTCTGACTCCAGTGTATCCATCAGACATTATTGATCGAATGTCCAAAGAGAACATTGATGAGATCAACAATTACATTGAGTCTCCAGAGTCAGCAACAACGTTTGGCGACATGCCAAAGACTCCTGGTCGGGGAGAAACCATTACGTCCGAATTGATCTACTATTGGATGGTAACATTCAACATTCCATTTGCCTGTGAGAATTGGCATCTCAATAGATTGTTTGCTTTGGTCAGGATCTGTAATATCAAACAGGGCAAACCCAAGAAGATGACCAGAGGCCAGATCGCTCAAAGGAATCGTGACTTGAACGCCAGACGTCGAGCCGAACTAGGGTCAAGTGGATAGGAGGATCAATGGCCATAATCAATGAACCTGTTGATGATGTTGTAAACATCATCTGTGGTGGAGATTCTGTAACAGAGTTTGCATTCGGAGATGTTGAAAGCAAGCGATG